TAGAGAACAGAAAGAAAGAGAGCTGGAAGAACTGCGACAGAACATTGAAGCCACAAAAGCAACTCTCGAAATTCTTGCAGATGAAAAGACTGCATTGCGTGAACAAATTCACAGCTATGTTGAACAGCATAATCTTGAATGGGCAAAAAGGATGGGCTGGTAAAATTGAAAAATTTTACCAAACCCTCTTGACAAACCCCATACAATGTGTTAATATAAAGGTACAAAAGGAAAGGAGATAAATCCAAATGAGTAAATACAATGAAATTCTTGTCCTCCACACAATGCTTACCGAAGCAGGCATTCCGCACGAAATCACCCCCTTTCTCGGCGGTTATCACATTTGCTACCCCTCGCAGAAAGATGTTGTCTGCTCAGTGATTGAGCACGACGGCTCCTACGGTCGAGATTGTGACCTCCTCGAAATTATGGGTCTGCTCACCGCAGAGGAAGAAGAATGCGACAGCGTTCTCGGTTACTTGACCGCCATTGAGGTATTCCGAAGAATCTTCAAAGATTCTCAAAGAAGGGGGTTGACAGACCCCACAAAGTGTGCTATAATAAAGCTGTAAAAAGAAAGGAGATAAACAAATGAGACATTTTCTGTTTGAAGACCTGGTGAGCGGAGAGGAATTCATCGTTGGCGCGTGCGACCTCTCGGAGGCTCGGAGCATTGCAATCGACAACTTTGGCGAAGAGGTTCGCTTCTGTTATGAGATGAGCGAATTTGAAGCCGAATCCAGCGGTCTGGACGAGTATTAAAGGGGGCAACTGCCCCCTATTTTTGCGTCGGCCGCGGGCGGCTGCCGCGGCCGAAATTTTCATTATACCACATCGCCAGCAATTTGTCAATAGGCAAAATGCACAAAGTTTTGATGCTCAAAAATCCTAAAATTCGTCATTTTTACCTATTGACTTTTGGGTGGGGGTATGGTATACTATAATCACAAAAGGGACAGCGGTCGGAGGTGGTAGGGCTTGCGGAGCAAGTGACCGCTGAACCCACAAAAAAACTTTTTCAAATTTTTTGAAAAACCTATTGACAATTAAAAAAAAATATGATATAATAATTACAGAAAGAAAGAAAGGAAATGATTTCAATGTTCAATAAGATACTCAAAGTAATGATTGTAATGATTGCGGTTGCTGTCAATCTCGGATTTATGCGGCTGTTCGCCTACCTTGCTTTTCTTGAAAGGCAAAGACCCGGAGTCGGCGGTGAAATTTTCCTCGTTGCACTGGTCGCCGCAATAAGCTATCACATCGTCAAGCGAATTTTTGTGCAGATTGACGAATCTGAATGGTTTGAAAAAATCTAAAAAAAAGGCTTGACAAACAGCACAGAGTGTGCTATAATAAAGACATCAAAGGGAGAGCGGTTTGAGGCTCGAAAAAAAAGTTTGAAAAACTTAAAAAAAAGGCTTGACAAACCGCCCACCCTATGATATAATAAACTTACAAAAAGGGTAGCGACCTACCGCCAAAGAAAGGAATTGATACTATGACCAACAAGAAGATGACCAAGGCTCAGAAGTTTGAAATGCTCAAGACTATCCCTGCCGTTGCCGAGAATCCGCTCCTTGTCGAATTCATCGACCACGAACTCGAACTCCTGTCCAAGAAGAACTCCGCTGATAAGAAGCCCACTGCACAGCAGGAAGCCAACAGCGGCATCAAGACCGCAATTCTTGAAACTCTCGAACCCGATAAGCAGTACACTATCACGGACATCATCAAGACTGTTTCTGCGTGTGCCGACCTTACAAATCAGCGTGTTTCCGCTCTCGTTCGACAGATGGTTGACGCTGGCACAATGGTGAGAACCGAGGATAAGAGAAAGGCTTATTTCTCTCTCGCCTAATCCCCAAGCGTGGGGGCAACAAAAAAAGTTGCCCCCACCGCAAAAAACCTATTGACAAACCGCCAAAAGTGTGATATAATGTAATCACAATAAAGGAAAGGAATTGATATTATGTTTAAGACAATAAACCCCGATGACCACCCCTGCACAATGACCGTAACAGCACAGGCTGTATGGTATCCAGATAAAGGTGTTTGGGAAGTGGATATTCTTCAGAGTGAAACAAGATACTCCGCTCTCGGCGACCATTACGATTTTGTTCAGTCTGTTCATCACGTCGAAGTTGAAGATTGCGATGAGTATGTAATCGCAGATGCTTTACTTGAAGCCAATGGAATCAATGTTCAGTCCCTTTATAATTCGCTCGATAACCCCATTGTAAAAAGTGAATAGCAATATTCACTTTTTACAAAAAACCTATTGACAAACCGCCAAGAGTATGATATAATAATATCAGAAAGGAGATGAGAGCGATGACCCAAAAGGACATTCTGATGGCTAATCTCGGCTTGACCGCAGAAGAGGCTGATGCGGTGCTTGCTGATGATAAGCGGATTGACCGAGGAGAAAAACTCTTTGAACTCTCTGATGAACTCAAAGCGGGTGCGAAAAAGGCACGACAGGCTGAACGCAAAGCCCCCACCGCCCCCATTAAGAGAGAACGCAAAGAGGACACCGACAAAAGGGAACTGATTGCGGTTCTCGTCGAAGCGGTCGGAACAGAGGTTGAAATCATCAACCCTGAAAGGGAATTTACATTCGTTCACAATGGAAGAAAATTCAAAATCGTGCTGTCCTGCCCTCGTTCTTGAGGACAGGATTTTGCCCGTTGTGCAAATTGCACGAAATAAAGTTTGTGCAAAATGCCTATTGACTTTTGAGCTGGCCGCCAGCGGGCGCCGGCGGCCAGTGTTCGGCATTTTGCACAGTTTTCAGCATTTTTGATCCAAAATGTTTGTGCATTATTACCACTTGACTTTTCCCATAAATGTGTTATAATAGTATCAGAAAGAGAGGGAAAGATAATGAAAAATCAGATAGTTGAAGCCGTTGTTAAGTATTGGGAATACATGATGAGCCACATGGACTGCTATTTCTCCAATGACATTGAATCGAGAAAACATCTGTTCGATTGTGCGTTCGGTGCAACTGACTTTGTGTGCCATTCCTACCCCGAACACGCACAAGAGGTTGCAGACCTTTGGACAGAGTGGAGAGAAAAATTTGTCGAAAAAGTTTACGGAAACCCTTGACAAATCACTCCACATCTGCTATAATAAAGACACCAAAAGGGAAAGGAAATAAAAACTATGGATACCAAACTGCTTATCATCTTCATCGTTCTCAACATTCTCAATGTCATCATTCAGACCGTCAAGAGCATTGCAACCATTAAGTGCGGCAAGGGTGCCGCCGCAATCATCAATGCGGTTGCTTTTGGACTTTACACAATCGTTACCGTATATATGATGTGCGAACTTGACCTGTATCTCAAGGCTGGAATTGTTGCCGCCTGCAATCTCGTCGGTGTGTATGTTGTCAAAATGTGCGAAGAAAAGGCACGCAAGGACAAGTTGTGGAAGGTCGAAGCCACCGTCAAAGATACTGCGGTTTATGAAGAATTGACCGAGAACAACATTTCTTGCAACTGTTTTCACACTAATCGTAATGGAGAATACATCATCAACTGCTATTGCCCCACGCAGGCAGACAGCACTGTTGTAAAAACGATACTTGACAAGCACAACGCAAAATATTTCGTTTCTGAATCGAAAATTCTGTAAAAAGGGGTTGACAAAACCCCTTGACCATGGTATAATAAAGACACAAAAGAAGAAAGGAAATAAAATTATGAGAGCTACTGGAATTATTCGCAGAACTGATGACCTCGGCAGAGTAGTTATCCCCAAGGACATTCGCAAAAGTCTTGGTATTCGAGAAGGTGAACCTCTTGAAATTTACCTTGAAGGCAAAGATACGGTCTGTTTTCGTAAGTACGAAACCAATCTGTGCGATGAGGTCGACCATCTGAAAAACCAAATCAAAGATTATGGCGATTTGCCCTACGAAACTCAAGCAAAAATTTCAATTCTGCTTGGGGAAATACGAGAACTGATAAAAAGCGAGGAGTAAAATCCTCGCTTTTTATTAAGTTTTGCGTCGCCCGCGCGCGGCCCACGCGGGCGACATTTCCATTATATCATACCGCCAGCATTTTGTCAAGAGAAAAGTTGCACAAAAATTTGGTTTTGAAAATTCCCAAAACTTGTGCAACATTACCTGTTGACTTTTGGTACTGCTTGTGGTATTATAATGTTGTCAAGGGGAGGGAACACCTCAGGGAGTTGGGAAACCCGTGCAGGTGTCGAACTGTTGGCAGAGGCTGTGTGTAACCCAACTTTCCGGCACGCAACTTTTTTGAAAGAAATTTCAAAAAACCTCTTGACAAACAATCCAAGGTGTGCTATAATAAGTACACAAAGAGAGGGAAGCGAGGCTAAGGTAAAAGCCGAGACCCACGAGAGTCGTGTAAGACCTCGACGATAAAGTCCTCTCACCGCACGGTGTCCCTGTGTGCGGTATATAAATGTGAGCCAGAGCCCCACCAATAAGGCTGAAGATAATGTGGGATTACGCAGGGTACAAAGCCAAAAAACTTTTTTCAAAAAAGTTTGAAAAAAGGCTTGACAAACAGCACAGAGTGTGCTATAATAAAGACACAAAGAGAGGGAAACCTCCTTTGAATAAAAAATTTGGGTCGTGACCTACCACGAGATTGGAGATTGATACTATGACTAAGATGACTAAGGCTCAGAAGTTCGCTATGCTTAAGGCTATCCCTGCTGTCGCCGAGAACAAGATGCTCACCGAGTTCATCGACCACGAGCTTGAGCTGCTCGCCAAGAAGAACTCCGCCGACAAGAAGCCCACTGCACAGCAGGAGGCTAACGCAGGTATCAAAACTGCGATTGTCGAGGCTATGGAGCCTGACACCAAGTACACCATCACCGACCTCATCAAGAGTGTTCCCGAGTGTGCCGACCTCACTAACCAGCGTGTGTCTGCACTTGTCCGTCAGCTTGTTGACGCAGGTGTGCTTGTCCGCACCGAGGAGAAGCGTAAGGCTTATTTCAACCTTGCCTAATCCTCACCCCCACCGAGCGAGGGGGCAACAGCCCCCTCAAACCCCTCGGATAAAGTGAAACAAAATACAAAGACCGTTGTATCATTTTGCAACGGTCTTTTTTGTCGGCCCGCGCACAGGCGCCCGGGCCGAAATTTCCATTATAC